TTTGCAACGGCATCATTAACATTCACCGAAGGAAGTGGTACAGATTCATTATTCACTATTAGTGGTTCATCAATTGCATATAGTGGTTCGGTTTCTATTGCACCTGCAGATGGTAATGATATTAGTGATGTATTTGGTGAATCACCATTCGGAACTAAAAAAGCATACACTTACACATACTTTGAGAAAACAGCAACGGATTTAGCAGCTTATTTAAGTGCAGGTTCTGCATCTTTATCGTTAGTTCAATTAGAAACACAAGATTTTTCTGATGATGTAACGTTTGCAACTACTCCATATATCAAATCTCAATTGATTAGTGGTGAAAGACATGATTTATTCCGTTTCCACACATTAGGTGATGGTAACCCATACAATACTGAATACAAAATCGGTATTTCAAACGTAAAAGCAGCAGGTGAATCTGCAGCAACTGATTACGCTACATTTACTGTGACAGTTCGTGGATTTGCAGATACTGATAAGAAAAAAGTAGTATTAGAAACATATAATAACGTAAACTTAGACCCGGCATCTCCAAACTATATCGCTAAAGTGATTGGTGATAGACATGTAACGATTGATTCAACTGGTAAACAAAATGAAACTGGCGATTACGCAAATCGTTCTAAGTTTATTAGAGTAGAAGTTAAAGAAGAGGGTTCATTCCCAATCATCGCTGGTCCATTTGGTCACGCTGGATATGATACACCAATTGAAGGTTCAAACATTCCTGCAGTGATTTACTCAACTGGTTCTGCAGTAAATACTTCTTCATCTACAACTAAGTTTTCTGGTATTGATTTAGAATCTACAACAATTAAGATAAACAACAACCAATACTTAAAACCAATTCCTGCTAACGCATCTGCAGATAGTATCTTCGCATTTGATGCAGCAGTAACTGCAATAGTAAGTGGTTCAGTAACTACAATTAACTTAGGATATGAATTGACTGGTTCAAACTCAACTGATATCGCTAAAAGACAATTTATCGTAGGTTTTCAAGGTGGATTTGATGGTGTAACTCCAACAAGAACAATTGATAAAGGAACTGATTTAAGTGAAGGAAATGCACAAGGATTTAATTTATCTACTTCAATCGCAAGTGGTTCAGTTGCATACAAAAAAGCAATTGATGCTATCTCTAATCCAGATGATTTCGATATTAACTTAATTGCAGCACCTGGTGTAGTTCGTAGATTACACTCTTATGTATTCGATTATATTTCTGAAATGTGTGAGAATAGAGAAGATGTATTCTTCATCGGTGATGTAACATCAGTAAACGATACTATTTCTCAGGCAGTAGAGCAGGCAGGAAACGTTGATTCTAACTACGTTGGTACATACTATCCATGGGTTAAAACAATCGATAGAAACACCAATAAATTAACTGCAGTACCACCATCAGTATTGATGCCAGGTATATATGCAGCAAACGATGCAGTTGCAGCAGAATGGTTCGCACCAGCAGGTTTGAATAGAGGTGGAATCGTTGGAGCAGTTTCAGTATTGAATAGATTAACACACTCTGAAAGAGATGAATTATATGAAGGTAAAGTAAATCCAATCGCTTCTTTCCCAGGTGAGGGTATTGTGGCATTCGGACAGAAAACTTTACAAGAAAAATCATCTGCATTAGATAGAATTAACGTAAGAAGATTACTTATCAAAGTTAAGAAGTATATCGCTTCTACATCAAGATACTTAGTGTTCGAACAAAATACAGCAACAACACGTTCAAGATTCTTAAATACTGTAAATCCATATTTGGAGGGAATCCAACAAAGACAAGGTTTATATGCATTTAGAGTAGTGATGGATGAATCAAACAACACTCCTGATGTAATCGATAGAAACATCTTAGCAGGTCAAATTTTCTTACAACCTACTAAAACAGCTGAATTTATCGTATTAGATTTCAACATCTTACCAACAGGAGCATCATTCTCAGCGTAAAAAATTAAAAAAAAGAGAAACATTATATTTATTAGTATAATAGGAGAAAAATAAAAATGGCAGAAGTATTAGAATTTAACGAGATGTTCTACACCAATTTCGAACCAAAGATGAAACATCGTTTCATTATGGAAATCGATGGTATTCCTTCATATCTTATCAAAACAGCAAATAGACCCTCAATTCAATTCGAAGCAGTTGAATTAAACCATATTAACGTAAAAAGAAAGTTAAAAGGAAAAGGGACTTGGCAAGATATTGAAATCACTTTATTTGACCCAATTGTTCCATCTGGTGCACAAGCGGTGATGGAGTGGGTTCGTTTATCACATGAATCTTTAACAGGTCGTGATGGATATGCTGATTTCTACAAAAAAGATGTTGACATCTATATGTTAGGACCAGTAGGTGATAAAATTGAGCAATGGAAAATCAAAGGTGCATTTATCTTAAACGCAACTTTCAACGATTTAGATTGGTCAAATGCAACAGACCCTGCTGATATTACATTAACGTTGGCATATGATTATGCAATCTTAGAATTCTAATATAAAGTTAAGAATAAAAATAAGAAAGGAGATAGAAATATCTCCTTTTTTTATAACTTTTTGTAAATTATATATTTATATACAAATAACAAAATAAAGGTTAATAATATGAGTGAAAATACATTTCCAACAGAAGTTATAACATTACCATCGGAAGGTAAATGCTATCCAGAATCAAATCCATTATCAAAAGGTACAATTGAAATCAAATATATGACAGCTAAGGAAGAAGAAATCCTTACTTCACAAAATTTGATTAAAAAAGGTATTGTATTAGATAAATTATTTGAATCTATCATAGTTGATAAATCAATTAATGTAGATGATATTATTTTAGGTGATAAAAACGCTATTATGTTAGCAACACGTATTTTAGGATATGGTTCACAATATAAATTTGAACTTACAACCGATGATGGTGAAACCGAAGAAATTTCAGTAGATTTATCAAAAGTTCAAACGAAGGAAGTTGATGTAAATAAATTAAATAGAGATAATCGTTATAAGTTTAAAACACCAACTACAAATACGGAAATTGAATTCAAAATACTTACACATGGTGATGAGAAAGCAATTGATGCAGATGTTAAAGCAATGCAACGTCTAAATAAAAATGCAGGTTCATCTGAATTGACTACTCGTTATCGTTATATGATTACATCAGTAGATGGTAAATCTGATTCTCGTACTATTGTAGATTTTATCAACAATCGTTTCTTAACTAGAGATACTAAGGCTTTTAGAGAATATTTAAAAGATTTAACTCCTGATGTTAAGATGGAATTTGATTATGAAAACCCAATAACGGGAGAAACGGAGGTACGCCCAATTACGATGGGTGTAGGGTTTTTTTGGCCTGCCGAGTAATTACTCCGTCATCTTGCATAAACAAATTTTTGAATTATGTTATTATGGCAATGGATTTACACAAATGGATGTATATAGATTACCAGTTCATTTAAGAAACTTTTATTATAATGAGTTAATAGAGGCCAAAAAGAAAGAAGTAGAAAATAATAAAAAAGCACAAAAACCTACAACTCAAGCAAGAGGACCAAATATAAATGTGAGGAAATAATTTCCTCACTTTTTTTATGCTCTATATTTATAGTAGTATAATTGGAGAATACATGAAAATAACCGAAAATAGTAAAAAATTATTTAAAGAAATTCAAAAAAAACATAAGTTAGTAGAAGTTGGATTTTTAGCTACAATTTTTAAAAAAATATTAAAAAATAAATTAAGTAATGATACTAATTTATTAAGTGCTTTAAAATCAGCCGATGTTGAGTTAGATAAGATTCGAGATTTTGCAAAAAAAGCAGAAGAACGAGGTGTTGAAGTTCCGCAATATTTAAAGAGGTATTTATAATAAATGGCAAAAAGACCAGAATTTTCAATTCAGAACCAAGAGTTAAAAGAAATGGAATACCTTACCAAATCAATTGGTAAGGCTATGGATACTATTGCACTCCAATCTGAAAGACATTTTGATGCATTAAATAAAGAAGTTGATTTAACAACTGCTATTTTAAAGACTACCGAAGAAACTGGTGATATTCAAGGTGCGTTAAATAAACTTAAAAATAGAGAAGGTACTATATTAAAACAGAATTGGGGAATTAATTCTGATATAAAACAAGAATTATTAGAACAAAATAAATTTGCACAACAAGCTCTACAAATAGAAATGCGTAGACGTGATATTGTGAAACAAGTAGCAGCATCTGCAGAAAATGTAACCGAAGGTATTAATGATGCTATAGATTCATTAAAATCATCTATTTCGGAAATACCAGTATTAGGTAAAGTATTTGATAGTTTAATACCATATGATAGTATAAAAGGTGGTATTACTAAAATGGGTAATGATTTTACACGTGGATTTAGTGTAATGTTTACTAGAAATTTACAACAAAAAAAAGGGTTTATAAAATCATTTTCATCTGGTATGACTGCCGGATTTGGTCAATTATCAAAAACATTAGGTCCATTATTATCAAACCCATATACAGCAGCAGCAATTGCTATAGCAGCAGTAGCAGCAGTAGGAGTTCTTGCTTTTTACAAAGTAGCCTCAGCAGCAAAAGCATTTAGAGAAGAAACTGGTTTATTAAATTCACAAACTGCTGGATTAGATAAACAAATGGTTAGTGTGTTGGGTAAAACTTCTGCATTGGGTGCATCATTAGAAGATATTTCAAAAAGTGCAGCAACATTCACTAATGAATTCGGTGGTATAGAGATGGCTTCAGATGAAGTATTGACATCTATGATGACTCTGAATAAAAACTTTGGTATAGGTCTTCAAGAAGGTGCTAAATTAAATAAAATATTTCAAAATATAGGTGGGTTATCCGCAGAACAATCTCAATACTTAGTTGGTCAGACAGTATCAATGGCAAAACTTGCTAATGTTGCACCACAACAAGTTATTAAAGATATGGCGGAAAATTCCGAATATGCATATAAATACTTTAATGGTTCGCCTGAAGCACTTGCTAAAGCAGCAGTTCAAGCAGCAAAATTAGGAACATCAATTGGTCAAGCTGGTAAAGTTGCAGATGGGTTATTAGATTTTCAAAATAGTATTACTGCAGAATTAGAAGCAAGTGCATTATTAGGAACTAATATTAATTTAGGTCAGGCACGTTATTTAGCAGCCAATGGAAAGATATTGGAATCACAACAAGCAGTTTTAGATGAAGTTGCAGCAATTGGTGATATATCTAAATTAAATACCTATGAGCAAGAAGCACTTGCAAAAGCAACAGGTATGTCATATGATGATTTGGTAAATCAACAAAGAATTAGAGAACGATTTGGTAAATTATCTGAAAAGGAATTGGCAACTGCAATGGAAGTGCTTAAGACCGGTGGTGATATAAGTAAAATGAATTCCGCAGATTTAGCAGTACAAACTGAAAAATTAGCAAAACAAAAAGAAATGCAATCAGAATTCGATAATGCAGGTAATCAACTTGCAGCTATTGGAAATGATATATTAATGTCTTTCATGCCAATTGGAATGACAATAATGAAAGCATTAGGACCAATTATGCAAATAGTTGGTGGATTAATTGTTGGATTCTTAAAACCATTTATGGCAATCATAAATAATATATTTGACCATATATCTAAAGCGTTCGCACCAATATCTAAACTGATGGGCCCATCTACTGGATTATTTGATATATTTGAACAGATTGGCGAGGTAATCGGATTTATTACATCATTATTTTATGGTCCAGTAGTTCTTGCAATAGAAACAGTTGTTGCCGCACTTAGTGGAGTTTTTGATATAATTGGTGGAGTTGTAAAATTATTTAAAGGTGATTTTATAGGTGGATTAACACAAATAGGTGATGGTATATTATCATTTATGTATAAACCATTTGTAGCAATGTTTAATACCATAATGGATTATGTAGAAGGATTCTTTACTATATTTGAAAGTTTAGGCCAATGGATGCATGAAAATTTAATAGACCCTATAAATAATTTTGTAGGTGGAATTGGTAGTGTCATTCAAAGTGTTGGTTCAATTTTCGGTGGAGGTGCACCGGAATCAGCAGGTCAAACTCCTACCCAAAGTGTAAACGATGGTGTAATGCAAAATGGTAGTGTAATTTCTACATCACCCGAAGATTATTTAATAGCAACTAAAAACCCTCAAGGATTAGCAAATGCAGTAGGAGGTGGTGGTGGAATTGATATTTCTGCATTAGTAAATAAAATGGATGAAATGATACAAGCAGTATCTCAAAATAGAGATGTGTATATGGATAGAGAAAAGGTTTCATCTGCAGTAGTAAAAACATCAGAAAAAAGTTCACAAAATAGATTTGGATTATTAGGAGCGTAAATATGCCAACAATATTAGAATTATTTAAAGGTTCAAACAAAGATATAAATCCAAAGATATTGGACCAAACTCCTGTTGAAGATAAATTCAAAGGTTCTACGCAAGAAAAGAGTGTAAAATCAGACCAATTATCTAAGGTAGAACAAGAGTTTAAGGGTGTTCGTTTCCGTAGTGGAGTTGAACTTAATAATCCTTTAATATATGGTAATCAAGCAATTCGTATTGCAACACGTTCAACATCATCGGTTGAAAAGATGAAAGATGCAACTGGTGGTTCTGCTGGTGATGGTGGGTTGATTGGTAAAGGTTTAGGTAAAATAACCGAAGGTAAATTTGGTAAATTTGTATTTGGTGGTAAAGTAACGTCATTAAATCAGGCAAGAGATGGTGTAAATAGTAGATTGGGTATTCCACCTAATTTAATACCAACAAACGTATATAATACTGGTGATTTACAAAAAGGATTAGAACCAGATACGATGATTACTCTTAGTAAAATCAAAAATGATAATAAGGGAACGTTAGTTGGTAAATTCCTAAAACAAACTGGTGGTGGTAATCCTAAAACTTTGGGAACTCAAATATTAGGACAAGGTATATCATTAGTTAAAGATAAATTAAGAACTACACTTTTTGGTAATCCTAATTCATTAGGTGCTAATGGTGCACAAGCAAGTGTTACATGGGAATATAGTTCTACCTTACCATATTCAAAACAAATTAGTAATGTTAAATTTAATAGTAAGACGGTAAATGGAATTGAAGAAAGTGCATCTACTAATATTACTAAGAAAATCACACAAGTTCAATTAGATGCTAAAAAGAAATTAGGTCAAGCAGCATCAAATGCAACTGCTTTATTAAAAAAGAATTTAAAAGGAACTGAATCTAAACCAGAAATTGATAAAGTTGTTGAATCTAAAACAAAGAAAACAACTGCAACTGCATCTACATATAG